TGTTGACTGGTCATTTGTAGATATCCAGCTTTCGAGCGGCGGCATTTGTTCGGCTTGGTGCTGTAATTCGCTCGGAAGAGGCAGGCTGGTCTGGCGTTGTTCCCCTTCGCTGGCCAGCCTGTTTTTTTATTTCTGTTGTTCTTTAGCTGTTCTGGCGGCTTCTTCTGCCTTTATGGCGAATACTGTAGCATCGATAAATTCTTCACTATCCATATGTAAAGCTGTCTTGGCGATAAACCATGCTAGACCGGTCCAAGCGGCAACCATCTCTGGTACGATTTCTGCCGGTTCGCGATCTTTGTATTTGTCTTGGATCGAAATCCAAGCCTCACCCATTTCGCTACGTAGTTTCTTGCGTTCTTCACTGGTCATCGCCAAAATCCCTATCTGGATCAGCTAAGGCCGGGTTGAGGCGATCATAACCACTACCCTTTTGTTTTACCCATGGTCCGGTTGGATCGCCCTGACCGTTCCATAGGTGCAGATCGATAACCGCAGATACTAAGTTTGGATAACAATAGCGGTATCTATATCCAATGTCATCGCCGTTTTCAATAACGAAAAGACCTACAGTAGCAACCATAGGTCTTACCGCAAGCCAATCACCAGTCGGTAATTGACGCGGACCTATATATCCTTCTTCTTCTAGAAAATCATCGAATTTCATGTTGTAGTTCCTTAGTGCGCCCCTGCTCCCAACCTTCGGGGCTGTTGGCTGCGCGCGGTCACCTTCTCTCTCTCGGGCTCTTGCTAACCTACTAAGAAACAAGAGCAAGTTAAGGTGGCTGGGTACTCATCACTAAGTTTCCCTGTGACAGGGGGCCACGCCAGGAAACCAGTCGATTTGCCAACGCTGTTAGAGTGAATCCTTCAATCGTTGAAGCCGGTCCCTACCTTCGGGAGTTATGCGAAACACGCGCATAAGTGTTGCGCGAGGAGTGCGAGCAATCGTAGTGATATCAACCAAATCAAACCAGTGTTTGTCGATACCCCGTTCAAAGGCGTCCTGTTCTTCTTGTGTCATAGGATACCCAAGTTGAATAGCGAACTTGCCCTTCTCGTTCGCCAGAGATAGAAGGTCAAAATCGGCTTGTTGTAACGCTGAAAGTTTGTTGTCCATTATTTGGTTGCCTCGGTTAGCATCTTGTGTAGTTCGGATCGTATATTATAATTGTATTGATTGGCGAATGTAAGAACATCGGACGCAGCTTCAAAATAATGCTGGGCTAGATGAGCCCATTGTTTCATACTAGCCACGTTACCGGAGTCCAAGTCGAAATCATCCATAACCTGTGAGCGATCTATCATCTCCCGTACTAAGTCATTGAACCGGGCGAGTTTGTTGTCTTCGTCCATTATCATCCCTTTGCAAGCATCGCTATCCAGCGATAGAAGATTGCTCTGTATATTGGATAGGTGTTATCGGCTATGACATAGATGCCATAGAAGGCAAATAGATGCATGATAATAACATAGATCGGTGACATTCGCCACCGTCTTTTTATTATTTCCAGATCGTGTGACTCAAGCGGATATCCGGTCGGACTGCGAGTGTAATTGATCACATTCCGAAAATGGGTGGCCATGTTATCCCTGCCATGTGCATCCGGCTGCGGTGCAACGACGCTTGCCATTAGGCTCTTGATAGGTCATCCAAGGATGTCGCGGACATATGTTCTTGGTATTGGGTGGCGGCACCACATTGGAGGGGCGTTCTTTGGCTTCTTCCGGTTCTTCATAGTTGGGATCGTGCCACGGAACAAACCGGCGCAAAGCTTCTGGTCTTAGCTTGTCATCGTGCCAGCGTCCGGTAAAGGTTATCGCCCGGTCATCGATGGTGAGCCATGCCGGCGGCTTGTGATCGGGAAACTCAAACTCCAGTAATGCCGTAGCAATTCCGGAATTGCGTTCCATCTGGCTATGTCGCCATGCGATAACATGGAGTTGTAGCCAATCCTTCATATCGGTAATACCTTGTTCGGTATTCGACCGAGAGGAGTAGACTACCAACTTGAAGAGTTTATTGGCCTCAACCGCCCACTCAAAAAACCCTTCTGTGGGACCATCATAAATGGTACCATCCTCCCAGCCTTTGGAATAGGCGTGGATGACACCATCGAAATCAAGCAGAAGTGTTGGTTTGTTTTCGGGCAGCGGTCCATCAGCCATTGACTACTCCTACATAATAACGAAAGGTGGTTTTATGTGGTTTCGTTATTGGTGGTATGGGCATCCATTTATACTGAAAGGTCGTAAGATAATGTATTGTTTTTCTTGTAAGGGTTGGGGTAGTGATCCGTCTGGTTACTGTTGTGATTTTTGTTATGGAGCAGGGTTTATATCGAAAGATGAATTCCGGTATCGTCTTTTACAACTTGTATTACATTGGTGAAGTCTCCAACACCAACGTGATGGTCTATTAAATAGATTTTGCGATCTAAGTCAAGGGCTCGTTGTCGTAAGAAATCTAGAACGTTTTCAATGCCTTCACTCGATATATAGCTGGTAACTTCGTCATATATCTCGGTATCGGGCTCAATGCCGGCCCGGCGCAATAGTACCTCGCTCAGACCACAGGTAACGGCAAGGTGCCAGCGTTGGGCCTCCCCGCCACTGAATGCCGCCCAGTCGATAGGGGAAGCCTGCCCCGGAGGGTACAGGAGCACCGTGAAGGCTTGCGACACGCTCCCGGACTTGGTTTCCCGTTCGGTGCTGAAGGCGATTCGCCAGTCCTCTAGTCCTAGTGCTTGGGCGTTCCGGTTGGTGGCAAGCTCCAATTCAAGCAAGGTCGAATCGATTAACTCCAATCGGATATCCCGGAATCCCTTCTGCCAGAAACGGTATATCTCGATTTCGTGATTGATCGTTTCTTCTTCTAGTACAATGGTGGCGTGCTTGGCTTTTGTTGCTTCATAGGTTTCTTCAAGATCGTTGCAGAGCGCAGTGAACTGGTTCTCCTCGTTCATGATGGCTGCTAGTTCTTGGTTCATACGAAAATGGACTCGTACTTCATTGGTTAGTACTCGGTCCAACATGTTTATTTCACTTTTTATTTCTATATCCTGCGTCTCAAATTTTTGTAGGTCTTCGATCCTACGGGTGATTGTCGCCAATGTTTCACTGAGTCCGTTGGCGCTGGCGGCATGTTCATCGCCGCGTTTGGCTAATTCTTTGGCTTGTGCTTGGAGTTCGGAGATTTTGTTTGTTGGATTGTCGATGGTTTGTCCGCATTCGGGACAGGTGAAATCTCTATAGGCTACGATCTTGTCTTTGACTTGTTGTTCCTCGCGCCTGACAATACGAAGCTCTGATTCTGCTACGCTTAAGCTTCTGCGTGCTTGATTCTCATCGTCACGTAACTGTTTCAACTTATCGGTGCTGTCTTTGGGCAAACTGCTTAGAGCTTGTCGAGCATCTTGTAATGATGTTCGTGTTGTATTTACCAACTCGGATTGTTTCTCTAACTGGGCGCTTATGTCTGCGATCTTTAATGCTTTTGCATCCTCAAATTCTTCTTCTTGTTTTGCTGCGGCTTCGTGTTGGTCGCGTATCTGATCAATGATGCCGGCATATCGAGCTATGTCCTGGCGCAGCATCATGGCTTTGCGGTCTTGCTCGCGTATCTTCTCCCCAGCCTTGTCGGCGGCAACCAACCAACGATCTAAATCCAAGGTTTCACTAAACAACCGGGACTTGTCTTCTGGCCGCAGGTCCAGAAACAAAGAGGAGCGTTGCCCAAGCAACAAAGTACGCCGCAGAGCCGCATCACTTAGAGGTAGAAGGTTATCAATCTCAGATTGTTGGACTATCGTTCCGTTCAGGGTAAGTACACTTGGGTTCCGGCCACGTTCTATAACATATTCAATCCCGGCGAGGGTCAAGTTCAGTTTTCCCGATACGTTCTTGTTATCATTCCAGTTTTCGACTAGAGCACCAGGGCGTTGACTCAGGATGGTTTTTCCGGTTAGTACCCAATAGGGACCATCGAGAAATATGGTGGACTTGCCAACCCCGTTCGCGCCAAGGCGGGGTTCTTTTTTGTTGATACCTTGGATGAAATAGAACCCCGGCTGGTCATAGAAATTGAATCGCAGAGTACCAACAATACCCTTGAAGTTATGTAGCTCGATCCGGTTAAAAAGAAGTTTCATTTCTGGCTACTGCTATATTGGCGACGAAGGCATTACACTGCTTGCATTCGATGATCAAGGTACCAGTGTTGCGGAGGTACTTTGCCGACACCCCGGCACGCGGATGACATCTCTGGTTCAGGAATATTTCAAGATGGTCGCGGTGATCGCACCCTGGCACTTCGCATTGTGCGTTGTCAAGTTGAGCTTGGGTGAGGGCTTTCATTGTTTCATTCTTTCTGGCGGTGCTTCGTCGCCGTCATCATACCCGCGTGTTATAAGTTGAATCACTGTCGCTCTAATCAGACTGCGTTGTGGTTCCTGTAAGCCACCAAGTAAGGCTCGTAGGGCTAAGGCCATGCCGGCGATACCAATACCAACCTCAGTGCTGGGTAGTGCTAATTTGGGTAAGGTTTCAATTATCTTGATTGAGAGTTCGTGACTCTCCTCCTTCCAAATCGCGAACTCATATGCAAGGTCATCAAGGCTCTTCATGCCAACTCCAACTCCTTTAGAGTCGGGTCTTCGGACATAAGATACTCGCGGATGGCTTCTTTCCGGGTTATCTGTTTGCCGCCTCTCCAGAATTCGACATTAATATAAGGGCGCTCGGGTTTGATATGTGGCCATTTAACAATCACGGTGGCAGTAGAAACCGCAACAAATACTAATGGCCGTTGCGGGTCTTGTGTGCGGTCGAGAAAGATACGGGTAGCGGGTTGTGGCTCCCTTACGGTCCTGGCATCGATCCGCTTGGTGTATTCCGGCATCGCGAGATAGGGACATACCTTCAAGGCGTAGTGCATGCACATTCTATGCATTGGAGGATCGAAGTACCAGCCATTGGCATGAAAGGCTGATCCTGGCCCACCAACAAACCACTTAACGGGATTCAACTTAGTGCCGCAGATCGGACATAGAGCATCATGCACCATAAGAACGCGCTTGGCTTCATCGTTGATGGTGAAGTGCGGCGTACCTTGATCATCGCGCCATACCCCGGCAGGGATGGGATAGCCTCTCCGGTCACGCGGTAAATGTTGCATCTTCTTCGGGATCGGAACTTGAGTCAAGTTCACAGGTTAGACTCCTCATCATAGGCTCGCGCTAAGCACGTGGTTCTCGCCGGCTGATGGGCTTATATGCCTGTACGGGTTAATTTTTGGTGAACTGTGCGGATTTCGTCATCAGTTATTATTGGCCATGCCCTTGAATGGGATCATTACAACAGGTGGTTCGACGGGATCAGTGTTATCTACAACAACTCCTGCCGCATCGATATGTTTGCTGATAACAGTAATCGCGGCGCGGTTATCATATGGTGGAGGTGGGCAGATCGTGGCAATGAATTGATTGTTGTACCATACCTCGACTACATTAACATCACGGATGAAGTGTTTGGATAACCTGAACTCGATCATTTTGTCCTCCTCTTTATCCTGTGATATGTTCGTAGTGCGTAGTTGTTATAACTACTGGCGAACAGCATTCTCCCGAAACTTAGCCGGCATAATTCGCAGGAGCAAAACACTCGGCTCTCTAGTTTATACCGGCGTCGTCTTTTTATGAAACATCTCATCGTATTACAGTCGTTCTCTTGTACTTTCTTGGTTTGGCTACAACTGAATACTTTAAGACGTTTTCCTTTGTGTCTTTCCAGATAACGATTTCGAATCTGTCTTTACTACTACCAAATTTGTCTTGGTAAGCCTTGGCGTCTTCCCAATTAGTAAACACATTTCTCATAGCAGCGACTTACCTATTTCTATATGCTGTTCGCTGGCGTTATGTCGTTTGGCATACTCGATTATGAGTTGTTCGGGTGATAAAGCTTCGGGTATTGTTTGCGTCTCACTGGGAGCCTCGTCCTTCAGGATTAGTTCCGGTCCAGTCAGTTGCCAGCCTTGTTCCTTAGCACGAGCCTTGATTTCGTCCCTGATCTTCTGCCAATCGGCAAGCTCGCCGCGACTGAGATGGACTCTGATCTTGTGGTGATCCTCCCGGTATATATCAAACTTCAACCTGTCCAGATCGGCCATGCTCGATATGTTGAGGGTCTTCTTTAAGGGTGCCGGGTATTGCAGGTATCCCCGCGATCCGTCATCATTCAATAACATGATTTGCGGATCGTAATCGCTGTTGAACCGAGTGTGATACGGAGCCCCGACATACTCGATATATATTCCGATAGTCTGCGGCTTGTGGATATCGCCAGAGATTACCGGAATACTAATACGAGATACGAGACTAGGTGCGACACCGTTTAGGGTATGACCAGATTCGCTAATAGCACCGTCAAAGGTTTCGTGGGTGAATATGTACTTATCGGTAGTGCCGACTTCTAAGGTGCTCCAATCGGTTCCGGCGGGAATGAACCAGCAGCGACCAATAGATAACTCTATGTGTTGTGGCGTAGTGATAAAGGATACCTTGTTGTCATTCAAGCCATCGAGAAACATAAAGAACGGAACTTTGGGATCGATATAATCATGATTGCCGGCGATCATTACAATGTTCTGGAAGTAAGAACTACACATATCCATGCAAGTCTTGAATCGATTAACCAAGGCAGAGGGGTGGTTGTCCTTTGGATTGGTGTAGTCGCCGAGAAGGATCAAGTCTTTGACTTTGAGTTCTTCGGCCTTGGCGCAGAGCCAGTCGAATAAATGCCAGCGGTATTCATCTTGCGGAGCCGTGGTTAGATGTAAATCACCAGTGATAAGCGCACTCATAACCACACCTCAACGATTACTGGATCATCGTTAGGATCGCGTTGTAGACGGCTCAATCCCGGAGGTAGTTTATCGCGTAGCTCCTCCAGGGTATCGGCTATTAGATAACCATCTTCCATATTTGGATGTTCGTTAGGAACAATGGTCGGGCGTGCGACCCATTTATCACCAAAGTCCTTGGTGTTATGGGTTATCGTCCATATTATCAGTGGTTGGTTCATCATTTGGTTTGGTAATCTCTTGGATAGTCTCGAAAATGAAATCAGCTAATGTACCAGGGTACTGCGCCATACTAGAACGCTCACTGGCTAATGGATTTGGTGCAACCCAATCCTCGGCTACCGTGAGCGTTATGCGTTGTAGAATGGTACAAAGTGCGTTTAATGCTAGCTCCTGTTGTTCTGGTGTCATCCGCAACCTTTGTGAGGTGGGTGTGTTGGATAAATGATTCCGGGAGCATTCATACGTTCTCCTTGAATGCAAAAACCAAGTGGTTGTCCCCAATCCTTATACTTTATCATTGCGGGGTCTTTTAATTCTTCCTTGTAGCAGGTTAGTATCTCTGCCCAAGCCTCTTTACACTCTTGTATGCTTTCAAAATCACCGCCATTTTTGGTTATTCCCATGTCAGACCAAGTTACGATCAATAACCAAGCCATGGAATATAGTTTTAAACTTTTCATCGCCGTTTCAACAGCTTATTACGATGTTCTATATTGGCTTGCATCCCTCCGGGTACGCCTACTGCATCACTTGGTGGTCGAGGTATTTTTAATATCAATGGCCTCCATAGATGAAGTGTGTGAGGATGGAAGTTGATATGTTCATTTGTTGGTACATGTAATTGCATGACGGTTTCGTCACCGGTAAAGAAAATGTCTTTGATAAATGACATCTCCTCCCAAGTGGGACAGCGATTTATTAGTGAAACGCTGATATGATCCCATGCCCACTTCTTACCCATTTCTTTTAGACCGGACTTACCTGAAGATACGATGCAGCGTAGGTTTTCCCCTTGGTGCGAAAAAACAAACGCACCGTAGTCAGCCCCGTAAGGACTCTCATATCCGGCTGGTTGAATACGGAAGGGCTCTGCTTTAAGCCATGGTGTCGGTCGCATTCACTTCTTCGCCATCGGATAGGTGTATCCAAGAAGCTGTACTTGTTGATAAGTCCGTGAGGGATTACGCTCAACTTCTCGCATGTGATCTGCCGCTACTTTTGCTTGTTCTTTGGTAAATGGACCAAAGAACTCAAAACCACCACCTTCTGTATTATCGATCAATTGACCGGCAATAACAATCCAATCTCTGGTCATAAGGTTGTCCTCGTCGTAGGTACAAATACCATCGACATTATCAGATTGGTGTCTTCACTGCCGTCACCTTTAAGTGCGATATAGCTGACTGAACTTCGGTATAACCAGCCTTCTGGAATACGTAGTCGCTGGGTCATTTCGTTATCGGTTTGGACAACCGTTTCCCATTTTAGTTCTTCGCTCATGGCTCAATCTCTACTTTGCTGGCATTGGCTTGTTTAGCCAAATTACGTGCTAGTTCAATTACCTGTTCACGCGGTAGTGATATCCAACTAACTTCTTTGCCAAAGTCGATAAACATATTGCCATCGCTGTCGGGTTTGGATACAGCTACGGCAAGTTCTCCTTCATCGCCAGGGCGCTGTGAGATACCGTGTGGATATTCTCCGGTCGCACCAGTTTGGTAAGAAGGATTACAAGGTATACGGAGGGACCGGGGATCATCTCGCCTGCCGGCAACAGTCGCGGCTACGCGTATACCACATCTATGACAATGTACTGTCATGATACCACAGCGCGGTGCTGGATAGTTTAGTAATACTTTGCAGGATTGTACTGGTTTACCGTCAGTAGAATCCAGATCAATCCCATCGGGATAATCGGGGTTTGGAGCTACTTGTGGCTCGCGACCGGAATCTATAAAGGTGATTTCAAACCGTTCGCGGCGGCGTTTTGCTTCACCCATGCGAGTGTCCTTCTATAGACACTAGTTCTACCAACTCTTCCAATCTGGAAAACAATCTTACTTCGGCTGGCCATTCGTGTAAAGTGATGATTGGTCGGATAATTGAGGGTGATCGACTGGGAGATGTCAGCATGACAATCGGACGATTGTTTTGCTTGGCGATCAGCATAGGAGATTTGCCCCTACGGGTCGCATCGCTTAATAGGCTATTCCAAAATCGATAAAGTGCGCCGGTCTTAGACAGGAACCCGGAGGTAAATTCAAGATTGGCGTAGTGTTTGCATTCAATCATATAGTCACGAATTAACCAGTGACTTAAGATATCAATGCTGGAAATGTCACCAGCCTGAGTCTGATTCAACACTTCGTCACGAAGCTGAATTGTGGCGCGTCCGCCAGACATAGCGGAGCGCCACAATAAATCTTTTCGAGTACCTTTGGAGATGAGTAGGGATAACTCCCTACAAATCATACGCTCAAATGCGCTGCCCTTATCCTTGCTCCCTCCGGTTCTCATTTAAATTGAAAAGCCTCGTGTAGTTGCCTCTTTCTTATCCAAATCTTCCAGGCTTCCAATATCAAATTGAACAAGTTCTTTGCTTGGTCACTAAGATCGTTGTAGTATTCTGCCTTTTCTGCTCGATCTTCTAGGAAACTCATAATCCTATGTTTCCCTGTGTTATTCTCTGGGTTTTCCCTAGCCAATTTTATCCTGTTTGTAGGATCGGAGCCATCATAGCCGCTGTTTATCATTATAATGGCGATGCGGTCGCTACCATATTCGCCATCTAGCAGTCCTTGGAAGGCTTCTTCACCTTCTTGTAGTATTTGCCGCAGGCTTGTTACTGGTTTCTGAGGTGGAGGAGGGGGCGGCTGGTCATTTGGGATTGCGTTTCCATTCCCATTTAGATTCTGTTGTACCCTCTGGGAGAAAGTTCCGGTCCCGTCGAGCTTGCTAAGCTCTTTCAAAACATGACCGGCTTTGTATATTCCGGAATGCCAGCCGTCCAGAAGTGCGTGCGCATCAATCGTTGTGTTCGTGTTTGTCATTTTACGAGTCCTCCGGGTAAGACGAGCGCGGTAGACGAGTTAGTCGAGGTAGACGCTGTAGACTCTTGTTATTCGGGTTTCGGGAATGTCACAAATTCTTGGTTGCGTTCATTCATCAACGGTGCTTGCGCTAGTTTTATATCATGGTCCCTTGCCCACATTTGGAAGGTTTGGTTGAGCATGGTTCCAAGGTCTTCTTTAGCAGACCTATCGATGTCGGCAAACAATTCACCGTCTTCGTTGGTGTATTCTTCGTAATTGGATTCTAGTTCATCCAGAACGTCGTTGGGATCGATTTCCAAATCTTCTACAGTATGACTCTGGGCCTCTAATACAAGAACATTGACGTTTCCTTGATCCTGTTCTTGATTGTAGATGCCTTGTTTTTGGGCTTGGAATATAGCCTCATCCCTAGTCGCGTAGGGTCCATGATACCGCTCTTCATCATCAGTTATCCACCATTGGTGCGGGCTCGGCATTAGGTGATCCTCCATCTGGGGTAGGGCTGTCATCCCAAATCCGCTTGCGCTTGGGCAGGAATGCAGCTTCAATATCATCCCACACTTTAGCGGCGATGTCACCAGCCTCATCGATCAATTGCCAATAATCGTTGTCGGACAATTCTTCTGCCCAGCGGTTGAATTGGGTTTTAGACTTGTCTTTTAACAGTAAATCCAGCTTGCCGACTTCTTCTAAGAAGTCCATACTGGATTGAAGATCATCGACACCAAAGCTAAAACGTAAGGTAAAATCGCATTGACGTAAAGGTACTGATATCTTATTCTTCTCGGCTTTGGCTCTTATGTCGAGACTGATTGGACGCTTTATCTTATCGATGGTTTGTTCGTTAGTCTTGATCTTGTGCAGCCAGAGACAATGGGTGGCAAAGAAGTCGAGCGCGCGGCCACCTGACCGGGTGCTCTTCTTACCAAATGTAATACCGATATTGTCGCGTTCCTGACTGATGATCATCAAGTGAGTTTTGGTGCTTTTAAGTTCTCGTACCAGCCGGCGAAGCAGTTGTGACATCTGCTTGGCCTTTTCCATTGAATACGAGCCTTCATTGAAATCGCGTTTCAACTCGGCTTCGCTGCTAAGCGCATCCAATGAATCGAGGATGTATAATCCCGGCTCCCCATCTAATTCCTTAAGGTATTCCTCCAAATCTTTGTAGAAATCTTCGATGGTATTGACATCACGGTCAATACCGAAATCTATTTTATCGACAGGCATGCCAATCGAGGCAGCGTAAGCCTGATCAAAAGCGGCTTCGCTTTCACGATACTTGGGCATTGCGTTGGGAAACTGCCGCATAAAGCTATTTGTAGCTTCGATGGCGAGGAGTGTCTTCCCGGTGCTTTTGTCACCGATTATGTTGCTGATCCGGGAGAGTGGCCAGCCACCACCTAATACACAATCCAATAAACGACAGCCGCTTGATATAAACTCCAATGGAGCCTGCGGCTCAAAATAGCGTCCTCCACTTTTGTGTTTATCAAAGGCTTCGGCTGGAATAACTACTCGTTGTAGCGAAGCCGCCATATTACTCTCTCCTTAAATAAAAGCGTGACGGCAGAGAGTGCCTGCGTCTGTTCTCTGCCGCCACCTACACCACAAACGCCGGGCAGTATAACATTTGTGGTGATTCGAATAAGTGCGACGGTAGGACTTCGCTTTTGGGGGTGCTGAATGCCTACCGCCGCAACACTAACTAGAATGTGGAGCTTCTAGTCAGTGTTATTGCTCATCCCGCAGACGCCGCCTTAAAGAATCACGTTCAGCAGGATTAGGTGCAGGAGTGCTCCCAGTATTTGCAGCACGTCCCTCACCTCCAATTGGAGGACGGCGGCGAGGTGATGGAGCATCGTCAGTGTCAAACGGTGGACCCTCATCATTACCGTTACTGCTTTCCCGGCGGTCCCGGCTTGATGTTGCGGTATCACTGCTTGAATCACGCTTGCCGAGATACACTTCCTTGATATGTTCGTATGGGTAATATTGTAGTACATCCGGGATCGGATTATCATCGATGTATTCAATCCACTCCTTCATCTGCCGTTCATTCTCGGAGATGGGAGAGGATTCGCGTGATACCCGGAACCCGTGATAACGGGTCTTGATCCCAGCACCCTCGCGCGAGAACTCTACATCATAGCCATCACGCGGATGGGCAATTGGTAGATATTGCTGGGTGCGCTTGATCGTGCTTTGTGCCAGGATTTCTTTATCGGATTGGTTGCTGATCGCCCATATCATTGGGCCTTGGTCTTCGGCATAGCGGTTGATCAAATAAATGTAGTTGCGCGGCTTGGCGCGTAGCTTCTCGCTTTCCGATTGTGCTATGACCGAATAGCGTTCCTCACATAGAGGACAGTCCTTCCCGAGATTTTCCTTCAAGCATAAATAGGACTGCTTATCCGGTCCAATTTCATTGTGAATCCAGACTTCAAAGCTATAGTGTTTTGCATTCTCCCAAGTCGGTGGAAGAATGCGGATTGTGTTGTCACCGTCGCGGGCTTTGAAGTATCGCGGACCATTGTTTTTGACCATCCCATCGTAAGTACTGGTGCGGCGGGATGAGAGTTCGTTGGCTTCTTCGTAGGATGGAGGTTGATAGTCATAGGCTGAAGATCGTGCCATTCCCCTTGTCCTTTGCTATTTGAAGATGCCATGTAGCGGCAGGGTCATTTGTACCATAAAGTACAAAGTAAGTCAACCGGGTTTCTTGAAATCACGAAAAGCTTCCCGGCGTTGTTCAGAGTAACTTGCCTCGGCAACTTGATCATGTCTCAGGTAAGAGACTAATTCTTTTAATGCATAACCTTTTTGTACAAATGAGTCACGCAAAGCCAACCAGCGTTCTGCGTTTCGCTTTGCCATTAAGTATTTTTGTACTAGTTCGATTCTATTGGCGTCAGATTTTACGAGGCTTTCGATTTGAGCCTCGGTTCTTCGCTCATTACGGTTTATTGCTTCATAGCGGAAGGTCAGGCTTAGATTGGCCTCATAGTTATCGACATCGGCTTTCGCATTGTCGCGAAAAGATATCGCATCTATCGCTTCTTTTGAGGCGTGCCAATGCCAGTTTGCTTGATTGATTAATTCGTTTTCTAGATTGTCACGGTCGATAGCGATTTCTACTTCAAGCTGCTTGAACTTTTCATTCTGTGGCATGCCCTAGTCCTTCTCGATATCGTACCGCCATTTTCTTATTATGTAGGAAGGATCGTTGAGTTTTTCTGGTGACTTCATATCCTCACTGTGCTTTAATAAGTTGTCTCGATAGCGTTCAATTTCGTCGCGACGATCCATAATCTGGAAGATGTGGTATCTAAGGTTATTGGGGAAGGTACCAAAGCCATTGTTCCTTAGCCATCTGAAGTAGACTTGTCGGTAGACATTATCGTAGATATCGGTACCGGTTTCTATTAAGCACCGCTCGCGGCCAACTTTCATGGCCTCGCCAATTACAAACCAATCTTCCCATGTAGCATCAAACTGCTCGTCGTTTCCCAGGCGTTTTTTCTGGATATTCCATACCGCGCGTCCGCGAGCGATTATATCATCATCATTTGTTGTGCTTTCATTGGTGCTCATACAGACACCTTGTAGTTACTCCTTACTGCAACTTGGTCTTCGTTGCCACCGCGTACATGTGGGGACCACCAATAAACACCGCTTTTCTTTGTCTTGAAGTGGCCTCGTACTAAGTGTAGGCGTGCAGCCTCGCGTGACATCCCCATAGAAGCTGCACGATTGCCGACAACTTTACTGACTCGCAAATGGGTAGTGATAAATTCTTTGAGAGGACGCTTACGGTTCTTGGCGCGTGCCTTGTTTAATCTGGTGAAATCATCCCGCTTCTGTTCAATCGGGGTGTTCTTGGAATTTAGCAGCAGAAGGAATGCCTCGGTATAAGCAAATTCGCCTTCCAAATCCTCCATAAAATCTTCATACATTTTCTTACCGGGACGCAATAGCCGGTGACCTACCTCCGACTCAAACAGTGTTTTGCAATAGCTGAGTGGAATGATCGCGGAGCATTTTTCCAGTGTCATATAGGCATCTAGTTCCTTGTCAAAATTGACAAGCTTCCGCCATTTGGAACCGCGTAAAAGACCTTCTTTAAAAGCTTCTCTATTTTGAGTGTATTTCTTTTCCCAAGTCGGTCTTTCAATTGGCATGCCGATAATTCTGGCATATTGCACCATTACCGGCTCTTCTTGACCATCGGACCAATCAAAGATGATGCCAAATGGATCAAGGGTAATTTCTTCTTCGGCAGGAACATCTAATAATCTGTGCTCCCACATATAAACAGCGGTGCCTCGGTTGCCGTGTTTATCGGTCATAATAAAGCAGCCCATACGCTTTGGTGCTGGCTTGTCGTTATGATGAACCAGCTTACTCCTGCTGTCGGGCTCCCATTCTACCCACATTCTGGGATAGGGTACGCGCATATGTTGTAAAGCGCCCAGCATTGAAGAAGGCTTTGACATACAGACTTCTTCAACAGCAGCGGTTACGTCAGAAGACATAACAAAACACTGCGCGTCTTTCATATCGGGTACTAATTTTGTAAAAGCGCCGCCAAAGGCTTCGTCTATCTTAGTTCCCGGTAATGCCATAACTCTATCGTAGAGTCTCATCTTACTTCCTATTATCTACAGTATCTATTGCGGGTATCATATGGAGTGTCCACCTCGCGACCATCCGCACAATCGTTGCCATGCTGGTGGTGTTATAGATCGGCTGTGAAAATAGGTCGAGCAGGTAGACCATATTTCCTACCACATTTTCATTCTCGTTGCCAAGAACTACTTTGGTGAAATAGGCTTCGATAATTCTCCTTACTGTCTCGGGGTTTTCATCCTTTAATGATTCTAGTACCGGTCGTACCCGTCGCCAGTTTGCTCGTTCAAATAGAAGCCTCGCCAATTGGATTATAGCATCGGGTTCCGCCGGTTCATTACGGATTAGTTCGCGTGCTTCCTCTATAGTTGTTTGTTCTGACATCTGCGCCAGGAATGTTAAGGCGCGGCGCGGCGATCCTTCAGCTTCGGTGACACATAGATTGATCACCGCTTCGTTTATGTTTACACCTTCTGTCTGACGGACAGTTTCTAGCAGTTTTCTTAACTGATTGTTGGTCAGCGGTCTTACTTGGTAGGACAGACAGCGGTTTCTTAAATTAATCGGTACTTTGTTGAGTTCTGTTGTGCAGAAAAACCAGAAACACCAATCTGGGGGTTCCTCAACGCTTTTGAGTAATGCCCTCCAAGCTTGGGCAGTGATTGCTTGACATTCATCGATGATGATGCAACGATAACCACCACGCATAGGTTTGTAGTTTAGGCTATCAGCCAACTCCCGCATATCTTCAACGCCGTTATGGGTAGCGGCATCGATTTCTAGAGTGTTGTCTTCTGCTTTGAGTTCTTGTGCTGCTAACCGGGCGATAGTAGTCTTACCACAACCGGAAGGACCGGATATTAAATATGCATGACTGGTGCGGGCTCGTAAGGCTGGAACAAATGAATCAACCAAGGCATCATTGCCGATTAATTCACTCCAACTCTTGGGCCGATAACGAGTGATAAGAGACATTATCCGCCTCGACTGAAGAAAGGTGGGCATATACTGTCGAGTGCATCAACTATACAATGTCCGCAATAGACCTTTTCAATTGCTGGTTTGTCGGGATAGGAATCAACCTTGATGGCAATCCCACCGTTTTGTTCGCCATGCCGGCGACAGTAGAACTTACCGCGAGCGGAACCAAAGTCGAAAGGGATTTTTATTTCTTTATTGTCGTTGGTTTCGTCGCTCATGGCCAGAAATCCTCATCTAATATTTGTTCAATGGTCCATGTACATGTAGTTGGTAAGTTTGGATGGCTTACTTGTTTACATCCCCGTCGATAAGCCTTATCTAGTTGGGATATTGCATAGGGACGTAAAGAGGGACTGCTGGTAATACGATCTTCTAATTGAAAGCGTTGCTCTATAACCGTGTTTTTCCAATTGTTCTCGGAGTAGGGATCGGAGAGATAAGCCAGTTTTAGGAGATGTTCACATATCCGCATGAGTCGGCTGGTTACTTCATGCTTTTGGTTAATTCCCAAGGATTCAATCTCCTCAACCAAATTCTCCCAATCCAGTTCATTAACACTGCGGCGGCGTAGGGCATCTGCTTGCTCTTCTGCCCAAGCCATAAAATCAGTTTTGTAACTCATAGGAATTCCTTCCTCCGCTCTGGCCAGTTTAATAGGTTCTCGGATGAGAATGTACCACATGACTCCATGTCACACCAGTTTGGTCCACGGCTCATCTCGATGGTGAGAGGTACTATAATCCAAGGAAAGCGGACGTTCAACATTTCTTTGATAATGATTGGCACGTAATCTTCTAACTGACTTTCTGACTCAAAATAGAATAACAAATCATCATGAATTTGCAGCCGGGGTTGTAGTATCGGATCACCACTTTCTGACAACCGATTCATTGCGTCCATTACGACATCAGCAGCAGAGCCTTGCACCATAGAATTGACTACTTGACCTAATCCCAGTGGTGCGCGCCTGCGCCGACCATTGAGACATGTCGTATATCCAAGTTTCTTGTAGCTATCAATTAGGGTTTCCTGCCATTGTTTGACACCCTGATACTCCTGCCAGAATAAAGCATGTTCGGGAGCCAGAATTTCTTCCGGTATGTTGAGATATCCCGATACACTACGTAATGAGGCACTAAAGAATAAAGGGAAGGTCCATTTGTTCTTTACCTTATCCCGAAAAATCTTGATCGCTTTGGCATCATCCGTATATTGTGATCCTCCAACTGCTTGCGGATAAGCGCGCGCAATGCGCTTCGCCCAATAGCCATGGACATCCAATCCATCCCATGTTGCTTTACAGTAAGCGGGATCGCGGGATGCACAAGCAATGAGGCGAGCTTCAATCTGACCGTAATCAGCCGATAGGAAAATGCCCTTGCCCGCAATTTGGCGACGAGTACTAACTTCATCCCCGCGCTTTGGTACATTTTGGAAGTCACCGTTTAGTCTGCCGGTATCGGTCCACACCGTACCTAGTGACACATGATACTTTTTGTCGGGATAGGCATTTTCTTCATTAAATCGGTCAACATAGGTACTGAGCATTTTGGTGTAGTGCCGCCAATCGATTTGCAATTTACCAAACGGATGATGTAACCCCTCCAACACCGATTTATCGGTTGAACTTACCTCATATAGGCTCATAATGGTGCGTAGGAGGTATAACACCTCCTTATCGGAACCGGGGTTAAACTTTTGTTGTTTCTGGTGTTCGTACTCGTGGATTTCTGGAAGAGCAAACAGCTTTTCTTCAATCTGCCGTATCTTTTTCTTTATGTCGAATTGTTGCCTTACGTTTTCCTCGTAATCTATCGGCAATCCGGCAATCTGGGTTAGTACACAGGTTGGTATCTGCCGTAATTTCTCTTCATAAGCGGCTTGTAGTCCTTCCCGCTCGATTAGTTCTTGTTGATACTCAAATACCATAAGGTGATATTTGGCATCGATGCCATTGTAAGGTAATAACCGGCGAATTGGCTCGCTCTTCATATTGTTCATATTCAAGCCGCCGGTAATCTTCTTGATATCGATACCGAAGTACAACTGTGTCAGGAAATCTAGTCCAAACCCGGCTTTGCGTTCATCAAGAATAAAGGCTTGGGTGAGTGAGTCTTCCCAGCGGGAGTTACGTAGCACTTCGTTGCCAAAATAGAAGGCACTCCATTCCATCTCAAAGTGTAATGAATGGGAGCATTTAATTACAGGCGATAGCAGGAATTGCTTAAAGGCAGCCTTTAATGTGGCCTTGTCGTTGGTGCTCCAGGCTGCTTCGGGATGGTCGAGCGCAAAGGCCAAGCACCGCCCTGGCAGGGCTATAGCAGCCGACAGGATCGCGGCGTCACTACCATAAGGCCGGATGCCTTGAGTCTCGTAATCGAGCCCGCAACGGGGCTGCTGGGAGGCTTCCTGAAGGAAGCGAAGGACGATGTTTAAACTGTCACCACTGCCGGTGACAAAATCGATGTCACTGCGGGCATCTTCTACAGTATGGATAGTTGGATAGTGTAAACCCTCCAACACCATATCCAAGGCGCGTTCCATATCGAGCTTGAACGCCAATTCATAGGTGGAGGGTCGGCCTTCATTCTCATTTCTTAGGCGAAGTAAGTAAGCTGGGTGATGAAATGAGAAGTACCAGCATCGGTGCTTTCCGACTTGTATTGGGAAATGCCTACCACGCCATGCATAGGTATTGGAGCGGCCACTCCACGCAAGAGGAATACCACCAAACCCGAAAATTGCATCGGGCTGACTTGCTTCAATGTCACCCACAACTCTGGTACGACAGAATTCGATTTCGTCATTGGTAGGATTCCGGTTCTCAGGCGGTCGGCAATTTATGACATTGTTCCACCTGATTGCTTGCATAAATTCATGTGGAATAAAATGTCGGAGCATTGTACCGGATGCCCCGACAAATTGTCTACCAATTTCATCTTCATCGCGTCCCGGAGCTTCACCGAGACTATAGATTATCGGATTTACACTGCCGGTGGCATCCATCCTCGGATGATATAAAGTCTTTTTGATCTGGTCGAGCGGACAGGAGATGCAGCCGTTCTTGTATAACTGAACCGGTGGGGCGCGCCGGTCTACCTTGGTTTCTTCAAAATCGAATAGTCCGATGCGTTGGTATAAAGCTACCATTTTATCGTACCACCGAGATGATGTGAGTGTATCCTTCTGGTCCGCGCAAGCGGACACCATTATCTTTGATACACATATGGGTTCGCCCTATTAATCCCCGTTTTAGTAGTTTGGGGTCGAGCTTCACCATTATAGTCTCATGTTCATGTGAGGGAAGCAGAATCTCTTCCTCGATACGCGCGCCTTGGTGCATCGATATCAAGTACAACAATTCTCTGTTGATTGAGAGCGCAATTGGAGCGTCTTTAATAGACACTCGATCAAGTGCTGCTTCCAACTCCTCCGGGATCACAATGTCGGGGCCGTCGATCCTGGCCATGATGTTGTCCCAGTTTGGCATCTTGGGACATTCGATCAAATTGCCGGTGACAGTGGCATTCTTGGTAGTAAAGCCAATTGCATTATCTGTGAGATACAAACACTCCTTACCACCTAATGGTATAAACTTGAACATCTGCCTGATAAAGGAAATTGGTACCACGGCGAAGTCATCAAAACCAAATGACCATTCCTCAGGAGGATCGATTCTTTGTTCGGATAATGTGAAGTCATCGGTGGCATATAATTTCATAAAGACACCGTAATTGGCAAAGAACACTCCCATCTTTGCCGGCACGGCTGATTTAGGATCGTGTGAAATTATGACGCGTGAGAGTCCAACCAGAAAGTTGTGATCTAGTGACAGTCGTTCGCTGGGTGTTGGTGGTGTCGGTATTATACACCGCTGCGGGTCCAACAGTGGGAAGGTGTAGCGGGAGCGCCCGGCTGACACTGCTAGAGATTTGTCTTCTGGTTTGAGTGTCACTGACGGACTGGTGGTTTTGTCGAGCCAATCTAAGAATGAATGTGGAACACCACCTGAGATTTCTAGATCGAACGGCGTGTTGATTGTCAAGTGACCATTAAAGGCACTGATTTGGTGACCATCGAACCAATAATGCCCCATCTCAATGGCGCGGTTCTGTGTCGCCAAGGCCGGTTTGCAAATATCCAATGCCTCGATCAATTCACTTCGTTTTACTTGCATCCCAAATTCCAAGCAAATAAAAAGGCGATGACCCGAAGATCATCGCCTGTTTTATCCTTGGTGTCTACTTGATTATGCAGCCTGAACCTGCTGCGGCTGTTCTTGTACCGGTTGTGCCTGCACCCCCGGCTGAGCCTGCTGCGGCTGACCCTGAAGGATGCTACGGGCGATGTTGAACGAGTTCGCAGCCTGCTTGATCGCGGAATCGCTGTATTGATGCTGATAGCGTTCGTTGACCATATTGCGGACTTGTTCAATCGTGGCTTCCCGTGGGTTCTCCAGGGTTGCCATGACCGTCATAATCCGGGTGACAGCATCCTCACCCTTGATCCGCCTGCGGCCAGGAACCTTCACAGGAGGCGGCTTGGTGATGTCATGCCGGCTCAAGGTAAGGTCAAGCCCCGGCAGTCCCGGCAGGGAGCGCGGACGCTTCTTGTTCAGATTGCTGCGCACCACCTGAGAGGTGTTGTTCAGCCACATCTTCACGCTTTCGGGAAGCTCGTTATACTCTTCCTCCGAATAGTCGTTGAGTGCCTTGGCTGCGCGAAGCTTGAACTCCTCGGCAGTCTCCTCTTGACTCTTTTCGGTCTGAAGAATCAGGCAAACTTGATTAAACACCGATCCGGGGCGAGTGGGCTGGGGAGCGGCTTGGGTATGGACTTCCGACATTGCTAGTCTTCCTACACACAAAGTTGGTTAACAGTTACTAAGTGTAGTGACCGCAAAATCGGTAATCAAGGGGCCAATTCTTATTTCAAAACAAGAAAATCTTATTTATATTTCATCGCAGCACTTCTACCGGGTCGTCTCGGTCGTAAAATCCCCGTAGGAAGATGTCCTGCTCCTGGGCGGTGAACTTAAAGAACTCGGTGAAAACATCTATAGGGTGTCTAGGGTCATCATTTAGTTTAGCCGCTAGCCGGCCTAAAATCCTGATCTGGGCCGCAGACATCTTGGGAGGCATTACTAACACCTAATACCAAAGTGGTGGATCAATTAAGAAACATGGTGGAGAAAGTTTTGCGGTTGAGTTCACCAGGGTCTTTGATAAATAAAGGTAGTGGTGTCAACCGGAACCCAGCCGATTCGAGACTGGCAAAATTGCCGCGCGGGTTCATGTGATCCACGGTGCCGGCGTCAAGCAGTAAAATCTTCTGATCGAAATTCTCTAAGGACTCGAGTAAATCCCGCTGCTTATCAGTAATCGACTTGCCGAATACAGTAGTCCCATAGATGTCCTCGCCTTCACCCAAGTAATTGATTTTGAGGGCATCGAATGGTCCCTCGCATACCACCAGGGTGCCGCGCGCCTGCTTAAGCTGGTCGTACCATAGGATGGTGTCCTTGATCGTCACCAAGGCCGGCGGCGACTTCTCCTCGTATAGGGATAAGGTGTCATAGCGGATCGGTGATCCGCCGCAGTGCCTTCCGGTCCATGTTACTAATTTGCGATCTAGTGTCACCGGGAAGATGATGCGGCCATGCCACCTACCACCATCGGCGCAGCCTCTCAGGTTGAACCGGCGCGATAGGTAGGGAATATCCTCGGGCTCAAAGCCGCGTCTTGACATATAAGTCATGAACATCCGCCCGCTACCACTAGGGCGAATCGGTGAGAACGAATCGGGAAGTCTAAGATTCCGCTTTGGTTCCATAGGCTCTTCCGGGGGATCGAACATTGCCCGAAGCCTATCTAACATGTTCTCATCGGAGGGTAATTCAACCTCTCGTTCTACCAATGAGTCGGCAAAAGCAAATGAGCATCGCAGCAGCCTTTGTATTAAGGGCTGCGGTGCGATGCCCCGGTGGCTTTCAATACGAAAACAGTGCCATCCTTTTCCGAGTAATGAAATATGGAGATTATATCCAGTGTCGTTCGGACACCAGCAACAATTGATTCCTACGTTATTCGCAGTGACATGATAGCGACTGGCTGTCGTATATTCTATGTTGTGTTGACTGAGGAACTTGATCCAATCAAATGACATGCTTTGCGCTCTTCCTATTCTTAACTCTGGAAATTAGATCAACAGGAACTCCAAATTTGTCCGCGAAATAAACTCCCAGTCCATAAGTTGATGTTCCTTTCTCCTTAGCAGTATTAAATACACTTCTTATTTCTCTAATCTGTTCGCTTGTTAGCCATCTTTTGTTCAATCCAGTGTCATAACCGTGTTGTATTTGTTGAGCAGGGGTTACCCATTCTAGATTTAAGTAAACACAATCTGTTTTGACCCCATTTTTGTGATTTACCTCAGCATCTGCGAATGGTTTTGGTCCAAGAAAATGTTCTGCTACTAATATATGTACGTACACCTTCGTCCTATCAGATAGGGCAACACGGGTATATGGATTCGATTTATTAGTCAGTGGTTTTAGTAGTTTTCCTTTTAATGATCTGGGATAATAGCCACCATGAGGGTCGATCCTATCTAGTGAGCGAACCCTTCCTAAATTAGATACTTGATACGCGCCTTCGTAGCCTTTTATATCAACCCAGATTTCCTCCAATTTATCCTCCTTGGGTGTGGTAGTTCCCCTACCACACCCAATCAAAACTCATACCAACAGGCGCTCCCGTTCCCGGTCGATGGCTTCTTGTACAAAATTCAGAACTTGATACTTCTTACGAGAAGGCTGGTCATTCCAGTCGGTGAGTTCATTAGTACGGAGAAAGCCAAAAGCGCGCAGCATTTCAGTGGGATGAAGGCCAACTTTGTTACTCGCGCCGACTAGGCAGTGCTTTCTTCCGTTATCTATACTCAGATAGCATTTGCACCAGCCACCTCGGCGGCTTAGTAACTGGTGTACCTGCTCCAGCTTTTGGATGGTGTCATTGGTTGGTATTGCATCGAACGGCATGGTTATTCCTCATCTTTAATAGTTGATCTACCACCTAGTACCGGTGACTTGACGCGGACTCCAACCATTTCATGCGGCGATTTCTGGTAGGTATAACCTCCCCTTGTTGAGGATCGTGAGGAGTATTTGTTCTGTCGTTTTGGTTTGTGGTATATAGGTAATAATGTGTATGAGCCCTCGGCAAAGGAACCGCCTTTGTCGGTAGCTACCATTTCGGTCCTGGCTGCGCCACTTGTAACATAGCGTAGCCAGTGGTCACGGTCCTTGAATTTAACATAGGTACGCGATAGGTGAACGCGGGCTCGCTCGCATTCTAGCTCACGCACGCATGCCTTGGCAATGGCGCAGTTCTCCGGGTCTTTGCGTACTTGTGACCGGATGTCAGTACTAATGACTCTTAGAATAATCGGTGCCGTAGCATCATATATCGGCAATCCGTCGAGCAACAATGTATTCCGAAAGTCATTAGCCATGGCTTAATCCATCCTACAAATCTCGTGGCTTCCGTCAGGCTGGATTATAGCAACCCAAGCATGCTCGTAAAAGCGGATTGTTTCATCCCGTAGTTTGGTTTCCCAAAGCAACCGGGTTTCCGGGTCTTCCGGGTACTTTAGGTTCCCGTTGGGCAGCATGGTGAAGCCTTGAAACGGTGACCAGCCGCCGGCATGTCCGTAATTCGTGTTGAATTGTTCACGTGCCGGGCGCGGGTCTTCTTCACTGATAAAGCTGGGAAGAAATCCCAACATCTCAATGGAGGCTTGTGGGTGTTTCTGTATCCAAATCATCTTCTTACTCCTGTGGTTAATAGTTCTTCAAGTCGTTGTTCAATTGTAGACAGTCTTTGGTCGATTGTATTTATCCGCTCCTCTAGACGCTGTTCAAATGAATTTACTATTCTATCGATGCTGGTTGTTGCTTCAACCATCTGACGAGTTAGGACTTGGATTACAGTTTGATAGCTTGCCTCCCGCTGTTCATCGCGAAGGCGCATTGTTTGCAGACCTTCACGAAGTTCTATCTTCATGGCTTCTATTAGTTTTAGTAAATACCCAAGATCAACTTCTGGCATGTCCTATTTCCAATGTATGTTAACGGTTATCGTTTGTGGTGGTCGTGGAATCCAACTGACTATATATGATAAGGCGAAAAAAGCCATCATTGTTACTATCATGGCAATGATGGCTTCTCTCATTCGTGCTCCTGTTTTAGTTCTCGCTGAGTTCAGGACTCGCGCAAGTCAAAATCTAGTTCTCGTTGGGCATTAGGCTCGCGTTCCTTTTTGAGTTCACGCCTTCCTCCAAGGCTCGCGCTCGGCGTGGGGTTCTCGCTGATTTTTGGGCTCGTGCTTCTTACGGGGTTCACGCTGGTGGCATGACTCACGCATATCACCGAGTTCTCGCGGGATATCAGGGTTCGCGCTCTAATGGGGGTTCTCGCATTGTATTGGGCTCGCGCTTATACATGGGTTCTCGCGTCACACAAGGCTCGCGCCTTACTTCAGGTTCTCGCTCGGTGCAGGGCTCGCGGCATCAATCAGGGTTCTCGCCCAGTAATTGGCTCCTACCGAAACGGCGGTGGAATATAACCGCTGTGTCCCAACTTCTCAATTGGAAATGGAGCACGAACCGGTTGACCAGTCCTTTCCAACCATATTTCATTCATATGGCTGAGAAAGATTTTGACAGCATAGCGCCGCGCCCGCGCATCAATATGTCCCGGCGGTAGTTTGCCGGTACTGTAATGCTTGTAGGCTTCAGTGGTCTTGCCGACTCGGGTCATCCATTCTGCGGCGATTTCACTACGCTTACCGCTTTCGCTCATATTGACTTCAAACTCTTTGCGCTGGCGGTATAGCTTACCGTAAAAGCAATCATCCCGCCCGCTGAACTTCATAAACGATTGTCCAGAATGCCAGCAGATGGTTTTGAGTCTAGTGTTGTAGGGACGAAGCTCGCCCTTGTTCCACTTCTTTTGGTCTTTGCCGGCGATGCCAGCAAATTGGTATATCTTACCGGCAGTAGGACGCGGGCCTTCAAGATGAGCAATGATGCCGGCAGAGATGACCGGACCAATACCAACAACCTGCCGCATCCAATCCCCCATGACATGGCCACGGGTGAATTGATCAAGTGACCGTTTGATTTGTCCTTCTAGAGCACTCGACTGCTCAAACAACCAATCGAGTAGGACATGCGGTTCCGGGTGTTGGCCTTTGACATCGGCACCTTTGTCCAAGGCAAGTCCTTGGCTGTTTGCCCGTTTGCGTTGATTCTGGATGGCGTAGTATTGATCAACCAGAAATCGAGCTTCACCAATACCCATTACACGTGATGCTGTTGCCAGATCACGCGACAATCGTTTAATGGAAGGAAGATGCTCCGTCCATGTATCATCATCAAATTGTTGGTCTTCAAAGGTCATTGTACTTCTCCTTGGGTTAACGCACTTCGTTGGGTTCTCGCTTGGGCAATGGCTCGCGCTCTGCATTAGGTTCTCGCGAAGGCTTGGGCTCGCGCATACAGTAGAGTTCTCGCTTATAGAATGGCTCACGCGGCGAATCGGGTTCTCGCGGGTAAAGGGTTAGCGCCTTGCTTCAAGTTCTCGCTTCGAGTTTGGCTCACGCGGTGGTATGAGTTCTCGCACTGCATCGGGCTCGCGCTACCTTTCTGAGTTCTCGCGGTGTTCAAGGCTCCCACCAGAAACATGGTGGTTCTCTATTTTCAAGTTGAATATATCCGTAACGCAATAGGACATCGGGTAGGAATTCATTGAATACGTTCTCGACAAATATACCAGCTAGACCCTCCTTTAATACAAGTTCTCGCATCAATAAGTCAAATTCCTTAAATTGCCCGGTCCTTCTTGTCTTGTCTTTTAGTATGCTATTGTTTGGTCTTTTTATATTCGTGATATTGGCCATGTCCAGACAATGTACATGTCGATCATTAATAAAGCGTTGACTCTTGCGGACATAGACTTTCAAATTGCGGTAACGCACGTAGGCGTTTCTATTTGGTGAGATAAGAAACTCCTCCAGAGTCAAGGCCAGAAGTCCTTATCTAATATCTGTTCAATTGTCCATGGACAGATTTGTGGTAAATGCAAAAGTCCGGTTTGGTCTTCCGCATCATCCCTTCCATGTTCATATGCCTTTGTCAGTTCCGACACTGCATAGGGACGGAGTGAAGGACTATCCCCTAGTACCAATCCCAATTCTCGGCGTTGTGTATTTATTGTACTACGCCAACTACGGGATTGGTGTTCTGGTTGATAGGACCACTTTAGCAGATGGTGACAGATCAGTTTGAGTCGTGATAACACTTCACGTTTTTCAGAGCGACTCACAGACTCAATTTCCTCGGCTAAGTTATCCCAATCGAGTTGGTTATGATTGCGCTGACGTAACAATGCGGCTTGTTCTTCTGCCCAAGCAGAGAAATCACTTTCGTAGGTCATAATTATTTGGCTCTAAGTTGAAGGAGGCCATTGTCCCACAATAGCCTCTAGAAGTCAATTCACTTGTTTAATAATTCTCCTTTTGGTAACGGACGCTGGCGATGTCCGGGAAGGTCAGAGACGGCATTATGTACGTCCCGTTCATCCCAACCAAATGGAATGCGGAGATTTTCATCTAGTACGCACCAGATATGATATTTGTTGGAGGTATCGACTTTCCGGCTTTCTGCCGGGTATATTTCAACACCTTCACACTCGGGACCAGCAAGTTGGTTTTTGATTTCTTGAAAGTCCCGCCAATCACGAAACAACACTTTACCATCCCGGCGGCGGATGTTGATTTGCATACAAGGTCCAAGCTTGGGATGTTCAAACCGTGCTACTGCTACTTGATACTTTTCGTTTACCCAGATCGCTTCGCGGCGCTCCTCATCCATAATGACTTTGGTAGCTTCCTCAATAGAGATGCCTTGGTGTTTGGCAGTCTTCTTGATCAGTTTGTCATCGTTCTTGAACCCATGAGGGTTGGCTTTTACTAACGGGGTCACGGTCTTACTCCTGAGAGATATCTAGCAATGTGGTTAGATATCTCTTTTGCTAGATCATGGGTTTCGGCATTGGTATAGGTCAATCCCATTTCCCGTTGCCGCTGATCGGCTCGCTGTATATATTTGCGGCATAGAAACTCAAACCACATATCAGGATCGATCAGAGGCAACGGGTTATCATCCATTGGGTTACCCTTTCTTCGGTGGCAACATACCATCAAGAATGCGACCAGCGAAATTGTGAATACCGGTCTTGTGTTCTACCAGAGCAATGATCGCTCCGTCAGAACGATTCCGTATGATGTTCCACTGACCGGATTCCATGTTGCCATCATTATCGATAGCAATGGCGAGCACCGCTTCAATACGGTTGGGCTGTTGTGATGGCGGGTCGAGCTTGGTGATGTCTACACCAGCCGGTACTTCGTGCAACCACACCTCGCCGCAGAACATGGCAGCGACCGCGCCCATTTCATGGGCTCTTCGCTTTACCTCGGCAACAGAGGCAAGCTTCTCTCTTTCATTACCCCATGGCGTGCCGATAACAATATCCCCTTTGTTATCGGGGGATACAAGGTGAAACATCGTCATTAGCTCCTCTTGCTTGTGCTCGATAAGCGAGAGGTGAGCCATCTTTTCGGCATTGGCAATTAACTGCTTCAGTATAGTCATTTTCCGCTAACTCCTCAAATTGGCTGTCCCACAATGGGACAGGCTAGTACCTCCCCACAAACAACAAGTGTATGTGGGGAGGTTCGCGCGGTGGTTTAGGTTCTCGCACTGCATGGGGCTCGCGCGGGCTATTTGGTTCTCGCGTGTGCTAGGGGCTCGCGTAATTAGGCAGCTACCATCGCATCTCCAATCATTTCTTTCATCATTTGGCGATATCGGTTTCGACCTTCACCGATTGACATCCAATGCCATTCGTTGTCATCGTAGCTGGAGGCTTCGTTCTTTCCAACGCGCTCCACAACAAAGTCCAGCTTCAACGCAGAACACAATGCCTGAAACATATCAACCGCGTTGATCACAGCAGCTTTGTCGGCATGCTGGTTGATCTTCTTCAAAGTCTTGTTCATGCGGTACGAGTCCCGTTGTCCAATATGGTGGACATCGTAATACCCCGGTTCATAACCGATAAGATCGGGATTAGGACCACTGCTGACAAAGCCACGCATCTTGAGTCGATCCAACTGCAAAGGTATAAGATGCTTTGGTCTGCCAATTTCGGTGAAGATACCATCGGAACAATTGCGCGGGGCGTGGTGGTTATCCTCGCGCCGCACCAGTTCCGCAACAAGATACTCGGCACCGTGAACGTTCTCACGGCGCAACAACAAACCGTAGGTATTAGTCATTTCTTACTCCTATTTGAGGAATTTGGCTAGGGCGAAGGCTGCGGCAAACAATGCTCCACCAGATGTTATTCCACTAGCAAGTAGAACTAATGGTGCGTATCTGATTTCCTGCCGAAGCCTATATTGTTGTGTAGGCGCGAAGTTGATTTCCTGGCGCACACGATCATGCTGAGCAACTGTCAAATCGTGTTGGGCAAGCATCAAATCTATGTGCGCCAGTTTCTCGCGAAGAAGTACTTCGTCCATTTAGCTTATCTTCTCCTGGGCATTGAAGCATAGGCATTCATGATTTTGCCCGCTGCTTCTACTGCCGCAGGAAGCGGCAGTTTCATCTCGGCAACCCGGTCAAAACGCCAGTTGTCGCCTTGCTGTGTACCACTAACCGATTTCTTGTAGTAGTACACATGCGCGCCGCTATCTACCGGGACCACAATGGCTTTATGCATCCCGGCACTGGCCATAATCTCAATGTTCTTGCTCTTCGCCATTTTCCGCTAACTCCTCAAAACTTGAACCGCTAGAGCGACATATATAGCGGCTCGTTGGTATCGATGGACTGTTGCAGGATATCCAACAACTCCTTTCGGTGATTTTCGTAAAGCTGTTCCCAGCCGCCTTCGGGTTCTTTGTCGTTTTGCTGGGATGCCACCTCTTGCGAGCGGGTCAAATCCAATGGCGCATTTTCCACCATTGCTTTGAGTTTCATCGCCTTGGCAATTGGCAGATACCCGTTGTCATCCAACATTGGGATGACATCCCGCCACCATGACATATCTTTGAGGTTGGCGAACAAGCCATAGCTGTTGTAGCTATCGCGGAAGTAGCCTTCACCAAACATCTTGTTGTAGGCTTCCATTACCTTTTCTTGTAATTTGTCCGCTGTCTTGGAACCACGCGGATGGCGGTCCCGCGCCGCAACAGCATGCTTGAACTTGGGCTCCCACTCTTCTCGGCACTTGTTGCTGACTGACTGAAGATATACATCCGCGCCCATCTTACTTACTCCTATCAATAGTGGTGGTGTGTTGTACCGCTTGGAGAAATCCAAGCGTGTTGAGTGCTGTGACTGTTCCGACCATGACGCTGAACAAACCAAACACTACAATGACAATGCCCGTGAACATTGTCATTAGTGATGGTTTACTGTCAATTTTTGACTCGAGTCGTACTATGTCAACTCGCAATTGTTGTAGATCGGTGTGAAGGGTTTCTAGTGTAACTCCTCCATTCATATTGACTCCTACAGATTGCCCATGAGGTTACCGTCTTCATCATAGACGGCGATGACAGATTTACCGGACTTGGGCGAGGTAATAACCTCATAAGTCCAGCCATCCTCCTCCTGCGACTCCAACAAGGATGCGACACAATTAGCGTCCTTAGCAGTGTTGTAGATCGTAGGAGGGTCTTCGGTAATAAGCGTGCCGCTCATAGTTACTCCTGTGTTTTGAATTCTCCAACTGTGTTGCCATTGCAATCTAACAGGATTCCATCACCTCCGGTCCATTCGTAGCGATCAGCAGCATCTCTCAGGATGCGAGCTACCTCGCCATTAAGATCACCTTCAAAAGCGTCATTGTCGCAATTGATGGTGAGTGTGAACTTTGCCATTGTTACTCCTAACTGAAATGCAGGATTAGGATCACAAGTATGATCCATCCAATTGGGGTGCTTAGTAGATGGAATATCCCCTTTGCACCGAAGTACAAGAAGGCGATAAATCCAATGATACCAATCACGGTTTCTCCTGCGGTTTGGGTTTCGATGCAAGCGCCCGCTGGGCTAACTCATAAGCACGAGTCACCTGGGCAAGGCTGCGCTTGGCAATCTTCGTCACGCGACCATCAGTCGGGCGAGGAAGTGTGTTGAGGTTGTAGAGCACCATGACGATGAACTGCGCCATATCAACACGGGTCATCTTGCCTCGGTACATTAGAGTCAATCTCCTTGGGGGTTATGATATATAGGGTCTTTTAGACCCTATTTCAAGTCATCTCCTTGAAGCCAATGTTGGCAACAACGTGGTGGGTGTTGCGCTCAACATCGTGAACGACATCACCAACCGACATGCTGGTATGATGCAGCCCCAGCCGTTCGATCAAGGGGCGAGCTTCACCATTGGGCGACCACACTTCACCTTGCATCCGGTAGAACACATCTTCCATGTGTTCCGCTTGGATCGATGTAACAAACGCGTGGGTGCGGTTCAGTTCGCGGATGGTTGGTATAACACTACCAAACCGAAGCTCGCGACCAAAGACCGGCAACACGTAGTAGATATCAAACTTTCTCATTTGTGCTTACTCCTGTAAGAGCTAGAAGGTCTTCCTTCCACAACTCATCCATCAGACCTTCCATTTTACGAAGAAGGTCTTCTAGAAACCCTTTGTTGTGTTTGTTCCTGCGAAGCTGGCCAAGTCTTGCTCGGACGCTTTCATGCAACAACGCCACCTCCAAACCATTAAGCTCGGTTGTTACGGTTTTGATTGCCATAACACCATCTCCTAGAAGAAGATTGAAAGCTCGCGACGGGTCTTGCGCTCCAATACGCTTATTACCGCATCGCGTACATCAGTGTCCCAGACTTCGCCATGTTTTGTGGCGACTTTCTTGAACTCTGTATTTAACGCCTGATTGAATTCATCCGGCGAGGTTGAGATTGGCAGCTTAAGCAGACGCGCCACCATTTGGTCAACCGCGCGGTTGCCTGCTACCGTAAACATACCGTATTCCATTGTATCTTACTCCTGGGGGTTTGGATTAACGTAAAGCCGGATCGTTCACATTATCGAGGCGAAACTTCGCGACTGATACGACTTGCGAGGAAAAACGATCCGGGAAGTGTAATACCGCTTTCTCGCAAGTCCAATCAGACAAGCCCATTTCACACAGCTTGCGGAACCCGGATTGTATCGTCCCGCTTAATACAAGACGAGATATTCCCGGAACCGTTCCTAGATTCATGAGTGTTCTCATGTAGAAAATTGGAGTGGGATAACCCGCTTGTATTGACTGACGGATACCTTCTTCTATCAAAATATCGAGAAGGTCAGACGAACCCCGCATTTCCCTTAGCCATTGATCAAACATCGCTAACTCCTCACATTACACATTCGATATGAATGCGCCTAGTAGCAGCCCGCTTTGTTGTTAATTATGCGGGCTGCATGAGGCGAACTCAACTACTGCAAGATCACCGCCAACAACTCCACCGGCAACTGCCGGCGGTATTTGTTGCACAGTTTCTTGCCGGCCAACGCCTGCTTTTGAGATAGCCGGGGAGCCGCTGCCAAGCTATGTCCAAAGTTGGTATCGAGTTTGTTGAACCCGGCACCATCCTCGGAGTAGGCACCATCACACCGGGCGGCAAGAAACTTGATCCCGGTATGAATGGCTTCGACTTGTGCGTCTGTCAGGGCATTGGGATCGATCGGCTTAGCAACAACCGGTGGCGGGCCTTTCACAACATCGACTTTGGGAACAACCATTCCCTCGTCCAATGCCGAGTCGATCACTGCTTGTTTAGAAACAATGATCGCAGCCATCCGGCTATCAACACTGCCATCAAAGACCAGATGTTGTACCAACACCGAGTCCTTTTGACCTATTCTGTGGCATCGATCTTCCGCCTGACTCACATTGCCGGGAACCCAATCGAGTTCCGCAAACACAACATGGGACGCAGCGGTAAGCGTGATACCAACACCAGCAGCTTGAATGCTACCGATAAACAAACGGCATGATGGATCATTCTGGAAACGCTCCACTTCTGCCTGACGCTTGTTTACTGGAACTTCACCGGTAACAATGGCGCTACCGGGAAATGCCTCGGCGATAGCACGTCCTACATCGTGGTGATGTAGCATTACCACTAACTTATTGTCACCATCCTCCAATACCTCATTGATGAAATCAACAACATACGGGATTTTGGCGACCGCAGTAGCATGCCGTACCGCAGACATATCCTCAAACGCGATCTTGGTGGCTCCCTTTAACTCCTCAACCGCGCGCTGATACAATTCCTTATCCGCTTCGGCTTGCGCCTTGTTCACAGCCGCTTCAAAATGCGCGATCTTGGCCAACTGCTCTTGAAACCGCTTCTCGGCGGCAATGGCTTTGACTGCCGCACCCGATGGAGTTAGGACAACAATCTGCCGGCGCTTGGCAGGAAGCTCGGTTAGTACATCCTGCTTCAACCGGCGCACCATGAAGTTGGCACGCAGCTTCATTTGTAGTTCGCCGAGATTAGAGTTCCCGGTAAAGTCCCAACCATGCTTGCCTTGATAGGCCGCGCAATACCGTTTGGCATAGCCCATGAAATTGCGGCCAAGCCCCTGCGGATCGATGGCTTGTAGCAATGGCCACATTTCAATAGGCCGGTTCACGATTGGCGTACCAGTCATAAACACCTTGCGCTTTGCCGCAAGCGGTGCAATGCGGTCCTCCGGGTCTTTTGCCCATTTGCCCAACAGGCATTGTGTGCGCTGCGCCTTCGGGTTCTTTACCTTGTGGGCCTCGTCAACTATTAATATTGACAAGTCAATCGTATCTATGATATCCCGCCAAGCAACGAGAATATCATAATTAACGATTAGGATAGCAACTTGGCTAGGCCCGCCCGTGTAAGTGACGCGACACTCCTTGCTGCCTTCAAGAGCATCGAAGAGGGAGCACAAATCTACCAAATCATCAGTGAACTTGGGATTGGTGTCCATACCTTTCGGTATCACTACAAAAGGCTGCGAGGATATACCCTGCGTTTGTACCGCAGAAGAACTCCGATCTTCTGTGTTCCTGATGATCCCTGTGTCTTGGCCTATATGGCGGGGATCATTGATGGGGAAGGTTCCATTGTCACCAATGGGAACCGACATTGGCAAGTCTCCTTTGCTTCGACCGACAAAATCTTGGTTGATTTTTTCGACCGCTATGGAGGACTTTACCATACTAGGCTCGATTCCTCTCTTCGTGGAGGGACTATCCAATCCGTCAAAAGGCAATACCTTTGGCGAATTGGTAGAACTGTTGATGTTCTCAACTTTTTGCGAGCTATTCGCCCCTTTTTGGTTATTAAAACGGCGAAGGCTGATAGTGCTATTGCGGATTGCCTCGCTCGGCTTGCTCCCAAGGATGGCAATAGCTGAAGGACGGACCAGCCACTTGTTGAGTTCGTTCTGCCAATTGAGTTTCAAGGTAGCGGGACAAACAACTAGCACACTCTTGATGCTGGGATCGGCGTTGATAACGCCAATCGCTTCGATGGTTTTGCCAAGTCCCATCTCATCCGCGATCAAAGTGTTCCGCCGTTCCATTGCATAGGCAATGCCGGCTTTCTGGTAAGGCAGGTATTCAAGACCAGCCGGGGCCGGGATCGATATCGTGGCATTAGTAGCCTGCGAGGCTTCAACCTGCTTGGCGACATTGCCTGCCGCATCCGGGTCCAACTTTGCCGCCACCGCCGGGTCTTTGGTGTACCATACTTTGCGGTCACCATCGAACCAGAAGCCAAGGCTTTTAACAAAGTCCTTGGTTTCAAAATCGAAAGGAAAAGTGACAGTCCAAGTGTCACCCTCTTTGTTGATATTAATCGGCTTCATTGTTCTTACTCCTCTTGCGGCGATATATCTTGCCGCTCGGTTTCACCTTGTGGCGCAGGACGCGGAGCGCCCTGGCTACAGGGTTCCGCTTAGTCAGTTTGGCTTTCATGTTCCTTTCCTAATTGGTGATCACTATGTTGTTGTAGTGATTCACCACTGCCTGAAGCTCATGCTTGATCCGCATGAGTGTTTGGCGTTCGATGGGATCGCCACTGGTCCTGGCCAGTGTGTCAAGTTCCGTGGCGCGGTTTCTCAAATACGCGATGACATGCTTTCGCAAAGCATCGGCACTGATGTTTTTGAGATGGACGGGTTTCTTGCTTTGCATCACTTCCCCTTTGCTACAAGCTCCTTGAGTCCGTCGAGCAGGTTTATCACATTGCTTACGGGTTTCCATTCAACAACACCACGCGCCTCGCGGCCATGTTGTTTGCAGTCATCGCAGAAACCGGATGCAAAGCCATTGGCCTTTGTTCCAATCCATGCCGCCGGTTTACCACATTCATGGTTGAATGTTCCGGCTTCTGCGTTGTGGCATTTACCGTCTTCGGCATAGGAATTCATAGGTGCCTCCTAACAACGACCACGGAGAATACTAGAACAGTTCATCCAAAATCCGCGTTCTTCACAACGAAAGCCGCGCGGAACCCGTGGAACACAGTGCTTCTGCGCCCAACTATGTTCAGGCAACACCACTAGAAGGTTCATTGCCCCAAGCACTTCATCGTCTGGAATATTGCAGATTTCAATTGCGTCGGGGTCATCGTTGTTACGAGCGCGTATTAAACACTCCATACCCTCTTTGTTTTCTTGGAGTTTAAACCAGCTAGTGGCTATTGGAACACCTTCGCTTTTAGCTGTTCCTGTTGTTGCCAACAAGGCTGTGAAGATGATTGCATATTTACGAATGTTCATAACACTTACTCCACACAGAGAAGGCCGGATGCAGGATTGCACCCGGCTGTTTGTAGTTAAGCGGCCTCGGCCACCTCCTCTTCTTCTTCTTCCTTAGTGAGGAAGTCCAAAGCGGCTTGTGCTTTCGAGGCAGCGGTAAACACCGCTTTCTTGTCACCCTTCAACACTTCCAGCCAATTATTGATATAGCTGGCGTGATCGGGGCGCGGCTCGTTAGCCAAGCCAAGATGCGCGCACAAGAATGCGCTACCAAGCTCGGCCACCAACTCCTCAAAAGCATAGGCATTGTCACCAAACCGCCGGCCAAACTCACGCGCACAGCGTGACTCGTGACCAGTCCAATGGACAGTTTCATGCCCGCGAGTCGCATAGTATGACTCGGCGTCCTTGAACTGCTTGAACTCGGGCAACACGATCTTGTCCTTGCTCGGCGCATAGAAAGCCCGGTTGCCACCGTGTTGAATATCGGCACCAAGAGCCTCAAAGAATGCCTCGGCATTCTCGATACGCTGCTCGATTGGCAACACCGGAATTTCCTTCGGTGTATAACCGTCAACCTGAGCACTGTTGAAGACGTTGTAGTAACGCAGCATCATGCCCTTCTTGTCGGTTTCCTCACCGTTCTCATCTTTGAGTTTGTAGTTTGTCTGTTTCCAGAAAACTACCATGGTGCTTTTCTCGCCCTTACGGACGGTAGCACCCTTGGCTTGCCAAGCCTTGTACGTACCCCACACATTGGAGTCATACCCGGCATTCTGTGCGGCGATCATCAACAACCACACATTCATGCCGCGATAGCGGCGACCAGTGGTAATATTGATGGGATCGACATTCATGCCGCCGCTAACATTGTGCCACGGCATTACCCATTTACCGGCACCGGCTTCAATCGACCTGATAATATGGTCGGTGACGGTTTGGGCGATATCAAAGGCCATTTCACTTACTCCTTGAATTTGGATGTAGAAGGGTGGGGGGTATTAATCCCCCCACGGGGCGTTTTTGCATTCCGGCATGTCCCAAACATCTTTGACATTGCGCTTGCGCTTGATCATCTCACCAAGCTTGTCGGCGTACTCTTCAACTTGTTTGAAGAGAGCCAATTCCGGGACATTGCCTTCGCTGCACTGGTACAAGAGGCACTGAAGTGCCTTCCAAGCGGCGACCGCATCAACACAATCAGGAACCTTGGAAGGCTCGCTGTATGTGTAGGTGGCCATGTGATCATATTCGATCACTTCACGCGGATACCGCTGTTGAACAGCTAGGATGTTCATCGCTATTAGCGACAACCCCAGCTTGGTTTGATCTTCATGCGGCATTTGCATCAGCCACAAACCGTATACCGAACGATTGATGCAATCGGTACCGACAACAAAAGCAGACATTGATCTTACTCCGGGTTAGCAGCATTCTCACAATAAGAACGCTGTACCCTGCCCCACTCTTTAGTGTGGAGCAGTGTACAGAATTCTAAACTCCCGATGACAGACTGTATGGAAGTTTTCCGGCGGGTTCGTGCCTTAGTTGACCTACTGCCGGCGGAAAACATATGAGCCTAGTCTGTTTATGAGAGGTATTCTTTTCCTCTTAGCAGGATCGTGTTACGCGGTATTTAAACCTTCGCGGGGAACATTTGTGGCCCACTTCTGCTTTATGAGTTTTGCGAGTGTTCTTGCCAGTCTCAGGGCCGCGCAAATGTGACGCGGGAGCCCCCCTTCCTGGGAGTGTTTCACTCTCTCTTGGCCTACTTTTGGAAACCAGACGCCGTGACCCTAGCGTGTCGCCTAAAAATCTGAACTCTGGGGAAAACCCTCCGGGATGAACTCGATTAGTGTACGGTATAGATGGGGTCTGGTAGCCCCCTTTGCAAGGGTCGGCATGAAAAAAGTTGAAAAAAGTTAGCAAGCTAGATCAAGGGGTTACGGGGCTAGTAGCCCTGTAGGCAGGCAAAAAGAGAGCGGGGTTGCCCCCGCTCTGTCTACCTCTCCCGGCTGGATCGAGCCTATTCGCAGCAAGCTTCGGCTAGCTGCTGCGCTTTCTGCTGCAACTCCTGTGCAAACTGCTGCACCTGCTGTTGATTGGAGGCGGACTGCTGAATCCGCTGGGCGATCAAGGTGATTGCCTGCCTGATATTCTGGCTGGGATCGCCGCCGCCACTGCCACTGGATTGTTGTTTAAGCTGTTGTAAAATCTGATCGACTTGACCGCTGCCACCTTGGCCTTGTTGTTGCCCGCCAGTCTGTTGGGTATTCGCCATAATATGAGTCCTTCCCGTGAGGCGAGATGCCTCATATTTCCAACCGGGAAATAGGATGAATGTTCCATAGCTCATTGGCTGAACTGGAGGAAGCATATTCAACTTAAGATCGAGGAAGGGTCTTTGACCATCGCCTCAAACAAGTTTGTTGCAGCCGTGTGAAATAACAAGATTTTACTATCCACCGAATCCTTCATCACCAGATCATAGATAAAGCACTTGTTCTTTTGTCCTTGCCGCCATATTCTGCGCTCGCACTGGTCGCGGTCAATAGCGCCAACCGGTGACTCATAGAAGAAACAATAACTCGCGGCTTGTAGGTTAAGACCATAACCGCCCTTCTTCCATGACACCACTAGAATGTTGGAGTCTGGATCACTGTTGAACTTGTTCTTTACCCGGTCCCAATCCTTGGTGCTGGCATTCAACTGACCAAATGGCAGTTTGGCTTTCTTTAATGCTTTGGCGATTTGCTCACCGGACCACATGAATTCATGAAACACCACCGCTTTGCGATCTGGTGGTAATTCTTGTAGTAGTTCCACTAATAGGTCGAGCTTGGGATTTACCGGGAACTCTATTTCGCTTTTCTCACCTAATTCATCATCGATCACCCCAACATACCCGGATGATATCTGCCGCATTCGCAGGAATGCATTCTGCATCAACCGGACATCTTTCTTAGCATCGATGATGTCCTGTACGCATTTCTTGTAGTACACGGCTGTGTCAGAGGGGAAGTGACATTGCTTTCGTACCTTGACCATCTCTGGTAGGTCGGTCACCTCATCGACACTGAAATAAATAGAGCGATTGGATAAGAACTTCTGGAAGTCCTCTTCGCGTCTTTTGTTGAAGGTGTATTCCATACCACCGAAGTATCCCTTCTTAGAACGAAAGAACACCTCGCGGAATAGTCCTAGTGTTGGTCCAAATGATTGTCCTTTGTCTACAAGGTAGAATTGTGGCCATACTACCATAGGATCGCGCCCGAATAATCTTCCGGCTAGGGCATAGCGCACTGAGGCATTTCCCATAGCGGCGCGACATACTTTAAAGGCGAGACTCTGATGATTGCCTACTCTAGTGCTTTCATCGATCACAAAGGCATCAAACTTCTTCCGCATATACTCGATATGCTCGGGTACCGGTGTATATTGTCTCTTGGCACTACCGCGCCGGGGTACAAGCTGGCTGACCATTGTACTAAAGCCGGTATGCGTGGCAACCGCAATCCCCTGCTCCAGTTCTAGGAGTAGTTCCCACTTCTCCTGACCACTGCCGAGTAATAGGGTATAGGGGATTTCGATATCCCACTTAATTATCTCATCTTTCCAACCTTCAACAACGGTATCGGCATTGGCGAGGATTAGTGCGGTGTTAGTGCGCCCTGACTGTATACGCCATTTCAGTAGCTCTAGGGTCAGGCGAGTCTTACCAGTTCCCATATCATAGTGAAACAGGTAATAAGGAAATGCCACGCCAAGGATGAATCCTACCTTCTGGGCGCGGTTTAAGGGTTCGTTGAAGATTGGTGCCGGCTTGATCGATGCCAGCATGTCATCGAGTTCGTTATCGGGGAGTGCCTTCAACCAATTGAAGTTCTCGGCTGGTCGCGCAAGGTACTCATCTATGGAGCGGGCTGCTATCACTACTTCAATGTCTCCAATGTTTCAGCACGGTCATACTTCACTAGACGTACCACATGACCGCTGCTCTTCTTGTGTAGTTCGGCAAGGCCACGGAAATTCTCTACTATCTCGCGGCGGCGGTGCTGTAGATTACCACCCATTCCCAGCATTGGAATATAGGTATAGATAACGCCTTCACCGCCTTGTGGATCAATCTCGGTCCAAGCATAAATATGATCCATTGTTTTCATCTAACTATCCGTCATTGGTAAGAACACGATTTCGATCCGGTATTCCTCGGGTAATGGTCGAGATATATGATCGAATGTCCTATAATAGTTCGGTGTCTCACAAGGCCGCAAGTAATATTTCATGGCCTCATCCTTATTGGTAAACACTTTGGCTTCGCTGCGCTCATCGGTAACACTTAGGTAGTAGCAATTCTCTAGATCACGGCGCGGATCGTAATGCACCAGATAGCGACCGGACAGTTCCGGTACTATGGCATTGTCACTGCGGCGTCGCGTGATCTGGAGTACACAAGGTTGTACGTGTCGTGAAATCATACCTTATCCAATATCATTTGGAGGAGCACGATACCCCACAACATCATGGCTATGCCGGCTCCAAATAGAAACCCATAAAAGTAGTATATCATTTCTGGGTTATCTTCTCCAGCATCCCAGCTTTATACATGTTATAGATATCGGCGAAGGTTTGCTTCATCCACCATTCGGAATTGGATAGCGTGTCGAGCCGCAACTGAAAAATGATCGGCTCTTTCTCAAACTCTTTGACCACTTTGCGGGTTAGCCGCTGGGGTATTTTATCATGGTAGATCGAGGCGTATTCCTCGCCATTGAGGTTACGTTCCACGACAAAGTATATAGGTTCGGCCATTAGTGTATAAACGCCTTCTTAGCTTGACCATCGGCAGCAAACACTTCGATGGCGGGATCATAATGTGGCCATGCCCGCGTTACTGCAACAGCTAATTCCTGTTTATTGACTGGAATTTTACGGACAGCAAATTCCCTCATGAGATTGGTGATTACGATGTGTATATTTTCAGTCGTAAGGTCTGCTCTGAATAATGATATATGCCGACTGCTGGGCAGGATCACCGCTACCAGTTTTGGGATGTCATAGCCATAAGTCAGCTTGAAATTCGCCCGCATATTATCGACTGCATCATCGATCTGATACATCGTATATGAGGTTAGCTCCTCGCCAATAAACGAACCCATTACTTGCATTAGGTTCTTTGTGAATTCCAACATCCTTGGATCATCATCGGGGAGTTCGATTTCTGACATAGCTAGCACTCCGGTATGGGACCAACAGTGTTAAACAAATTATCGTAGTTGGGTTTCTTTGGCATTAAGGCTGAGTCAACGCAGAATTGTGAGGCAGAGTAGTTCTGTGAAATTAACACTGAGTACCATTGTTTTTGATTCCTGGCCTTGGCTACATACAAACGACCAATTCCGAGTTGTTGTTCTTGTTTGGTTTGATTTAGACTGATTACTGTATCTGCTGTAGCGACTTTGCTGATATCCTCTGCGGCGTGGGATAGCTCTATCAGCTTGGCGTTTTCGCCTTCTCTATTCGATTGGCTTACTACAACTATGGCCATATTTCTTTTTACCGCCAGTCCTCTCAGTTGTTGATATAATCTACCAATAGCAAGTCGGGGATCATGCCGGTTATCGAGCGCCATTAGGTCTGGGTAATCGAGTAATAACAGGCTTGGTGCAAAGTTGTGCCGTGATTCTAGGTTCTCTAGGAAAGCTTCCAATTTATCATAGGAAAGGTCGCCCGTGGGGAAGTCTTTAATACGTAACCGAGACATCTGATGATCGTATTGCTCGTAGTAGTTCACCTTGGTTTCTAGATACTCTCGTTGCTCCTCTCTTGGTATAAATGTCGCCGGATTATTGATCTGTTCAAATGAGGTGACGTTCCTGTTATTGTCGCGACTGAATAGAATAATGCCTTGTGTAGTCTCACGCGTAGTTATAGCAAAGCGTCCTTGCATATAACGTTGTGCTACTATTTTGGCACTGTTTTCTAAGCTAATATGTAGGCATTGCCACTTACCTCGTGCTGCTAAACACTGCCGGCCAACGTGGTGAATAAATTGACTTTTCCCGCGTCCGCGTGGGGCTATCATTAGAAACAGTTCACCACGCCCTGGATTAATACCTTCACGATCTAGTTCTTCAATTCCAATTGGTAGGCGATCATTATCTTCTTCATTGTCTAGAAAGGTTAGTGATTTATCTGTTTCGGCGAGCGAGAATCCTAAATCATATCCATTGTATTGGAAGCGTGAAGCAGCAGCTAAGATAGCTTCTACCTTGTCATAATCCTCCGGGTTGTCAGATTGACTTAATATGGTACCGGCTTCAAAGATGGCTCGTTTCAAGTTCTGCCGTCTCGAAAATTCTGCTAGTCTTGAACACACGTACTTTGTATTAAGTGTTTGGCTTAACCGCAGCAGCCGGTTAATAATCCGGGTATAGGTATTGTATTTCTGGTGAGTTGGGTTGTTTAATACATTGTCGAGGACATCATCAATATGCGCCTCTGGCGCTCTGTCCTCTTGTCGCCAATACTCTAGTATCTTGGCGCAAATTTCCCGGTAAGGGTCTTCAAACCAGTTAATATCTACTAGTCGGGAGATAATCTTTGTGTTACTATCGGTGAAGTATACCAGAGCGGTGATTATGGATTCTTGCAAAGAACCGGCAATTGTAGAATCGTCTGGCAACTTACTATTCCCCTACTAGGCGTATTCATTACGGTACTTCTGGTATATCATAACCATCGGAGCGCCATCGTCTGATTGGTTTACCTCCGGTATTAAACATTCCCTTTTCATCGCCTAGCGTATCCCATCCCGGTTGTTCATAACGGCTGAACAATTCAAGATACGGTCCAGATGCCAACCGTTTGATTCTGGGATATATCTCATCCGGTTTGCGGCTGTGCTCGCGCCGGGGAGCAACAATGAGCTTAGGGACATCGGCAAAGCGACGGCGGGGATACCCTCGCGTGGCAAGTAAGCACTGCTCGGGGTTTGCTCTTGTATAGTATCCGGTGCTAATAGGGAAGCTTTTTCCGTCCTTGCTGGTCTTTATCCAATAAAACCCCACGGTCTTATAAGTAAAACCCCACCGTTTTATTACAGAGAATGCAGTTTCTAGTTGAGGATCAGTCACCCATAGGAAAAGCATGCAATGGTCATCGGCCATTTCCTCTACAGGAAAGGCCATGATTTCTGCCATCGACATGGTATCATACCACGCCTCGGCGGATCGGCCTTTTCCCTTACGTGAGTAGGTGGCAAAGCTCCAGGGTGGATCAGCAAGGATCACTTTGTATTTGGTCATTGACCAGATGCCCCCAGCGAGCTTGTATCTTTGGAACGATTTCTTCGTGTAGTACTTTGTCTAGATCGATGCCGAGATGAAAGGCAACTTCCCACAAAGCTATTAGTGAAGTTTCGTAGTAATATTGGATACTGTCTTCGTCTGGGGTTGGGTTATCATCCCAATCTAATATAATGCATTCGGCTATGTGGCCAGTTTGCTTGACGAGATACATAACTTGATAATACAAGTCATGATCACTTTCCTCAAATGAGGGTTTCCCCAGATCGGGGAAATCAAATGCCATACCAAACAGAATCAGGTAGGCATAAATATCGCCGAGTTCATCACGAAACTTGCTATCAAACTCTGGGTCATTGTCGCCGCGCCATTGTTTCTTAGCTAGGTTGGCTAGCTCCCCGACTTCACCACATAATGCGAGTGTTAGGAAACGTTGGTCTTCTATTGTCTTTGGTTTGATGTTTTTGGTAAGAGCGGTATGGATATTCCAGAGGAATTTATTGACTGGTTCGCTCATCTTGGGCTTCCTCGCGACGGGAGGGAAGTATGAACTTAAGCATACCTGACTCCAGATAGCCAGGGTAGCACTCATTTAATGCGCTCGGCACCTGACCTACATGTCGCAGGAGCGAATCCAGGGAGGGAGGTTCTCCACCCCAGCTTTGTATATAGTCTGCTAGAGCCCGCGCTGATAGTATACCAATACCGCGCTGCTCCGATACGGTCATATTGGGGATCGCCTGTTCAAGAAGTTCTCTAATTCTAGAGCAGGAGGTTTCAAAGCCGGCGAAAGATCGGGATTTTTTAATACGAAAGTTTGGTGGTATACTAGCGCCTAATCCGCGTTCCCGAAGGACTTGTAGTATTCCCTGTAAAATCCAATCTTCATGCTCTACATTACCTTCCTCTTTATGGCCAATCTGGAACAAAAGTCTTGCTCGCAGATCGACCATCTGTTTCTTAGTTAGTGTATCGAGCTTGGTAATGAGGTGTTGGTACTCGTCTTCATGCATATTACGGCCTCATATACAGGGCGAAGGCCATTCCACAGGCGAATATAGCAATCCCAAAGAACATGCCGGCGAGTACTATAGGCCAACCGCTTGGCGGTTTCTTATTACGGAGTTCTTCGCTCCGCTTCTGCTCAATCTCTTCTAGTATGTTAGTCCAGTCGCGCATTATTAGCGACGACCCATTAAGCGGGCGAGCGAAGGAGGTTTAATAAATGACGAAGGTTCTTTGACTGCTGCATGTTGTTGGGGTTTTGCCGGGATCATATGATTATCGATACTGCTAATGAATGGAAGGTCTTCCGGCTCTTTGGGGATCGGGTTTGTGTATGAGGCTTTTGGCCCTGGCGCACTCGCCTTGCTGTGGATCGCTTCAGCCTTCTCTCTGCGGACACCGCGTAAAAAATAATACCGGTCCCTTAGTCCGCGAGGCGACCTTTTATTCTCAGGTGGTAAGAGTGATACTGCCTCATTCAACATTGAAGTTAGTGAAGTGAGGTTTCTTATGTTTATATTGTAGCCTTCGGTACAGCGTAAGATAATGGCGTCTTCCTCGGGTGTGTATCTCTTAAATGACTCACGTTTTCCACGGCGTGGTGTTGGCATGATATGTATCACCTATTTTAGTATTAAATAAGAGTAGTATATACCCTTTGTAGTTATGCGTCAAGAGGAACTTTCTTTTTTTATTGTGGGAAGGTGGGCGTCCATCAACCTTCTAACCACTCCATTCATAAGTCTTCTAGACCTAGCTAATTGCCTATCTATAGATAGATTCTTATACCGAAATAAGTTATCTTCATTGGCTTTGAACCAAGCATTAACCTCCTTTCTATCCCAAACGCAGTTTGTAATATTAGATATCTTTACTGGTTCAGGAAACGATAGTTTTAGTTTTTGCACATCTGATAAACTCATAGGCAAAGGATTGGTATAACAATAAAAACCCTCAAGCACCTCTAACTTCTCCATATAATTGGCAAGCCAATCTCTAATTTCCCTCCTAGCTTCCTCGTAATTATAAAGCGGCAGTGTTTCATATACTATATTACCTTTAGCATCAAAGGTAGTAATATCCATACCGTTAATAAACTCTCCAGTTCTATGACTCCGATTACTATTGATAATTATTTCCCTAATGGTTTCTAGTTCCAAGTTCCGAAAATAGAACTCCTCCTTTATACGATCAATCACCTCAACTAGAAATAGTGTGTATTTCATTCTATCTGACAGCATGTCCTTAATATCTTCAAAGGAGAGGAAATCGCCCTCCTGCCAACCGCCGACAGCTTTGAACATCTCCTCCCACTTAGTAAGATATTTATTCTCTAACATACTATCTATAAATGAGTATGACCACGACGATCTGCTTACAGTAGTTCTTACATAGATATGAAACCAATGTGACCTAAGAGTAGTGGCGTACTCATTAGTTTCTAATATCTTGGTTAACCAAGAAGGACAATAGTTTTTGTCCTCTATTAGTTTAGCTATATCATCAAGATCATATTTCATTTGAAACCCCCTCTCTATAGAGAGGGGGTTTGTAGAGCGATGCAGGAGAGCATAGAATACTCTCCTTTATCTGATACCCCATGATATTGACCACCAGAAAATATACAAATCTGCCCTTCTACCGGAG